CTTAATAAAACCCATAGGCTCAAGGTGTCTGACGTTTTGTCCCTCTGACCAAGGCGTTTGACGAACACCGCCGCTATAGATTAGAGGCATATTCTTGTCCAGATCCTCCGCAATAACAACCCCGCCAGCGTGACGGGAACAGGAGCGAACCTGTCCAACAAGACGCTTGACGTGAGTCTCAACCTCTTCGTACTTTTTCAAAAATGACTTGAGGGTTGTACTGTACTCAAGAACCTCTTCCCAGGTAGGCGAGTAAACACCGGCAGTGATGCCATGCTTCTTCTTGGCGATTGGGGTCGCCTCCTTCAGCATAACACTTGTGACCGGATTAACCTCGGCAAACGGAATGTTATAAAACTTTGAGATGTCCTTGATTAGTGATCGGAGTTGTAGGGTGTTCCAGTTGGAGATTGGAACAACGGTGTTCTCTCCCCACTCTTGAATCAGCTTTTCTTTGATCTGCATTGGATCGCTGACATCGTAATCAATGTCTGGATATCCCTTACCCTCCTTGGTCAAGAATCTCTCGAACTGTAGCCCGTACTTGATGGGATCAACCTGCGTGATACCAAGGGCGTATGCGATGAGAGAACCGGCGGCGGAGCCTCTGCCGGGGCCAACCAATTGCTCCTCTGTTGATTTGTCGGAGATAGCCTTCATGGTTAAGAAGTATTTGCTAAACCCTCGACCTTCGATAACGGAAAGCTCATCCTTTAGTCGTTCAACATACTCTAGAGACTTATGCTCGTCGAAGTCCTGGTCTTTGAATAAGAGGCGCAAGCCTTCGATAGATTTTCTCCGCAACTCTTGATCTGCCGTTGAGCCGTCAGGCACAACGAAGTCGGGGAGGCGGACGGTGTTGTCGGGGTAGAAGTGCTCAATCTTTGATTCACTAATCTCATGGGTTCTAGTGATAGAGTCTAAGATCAAGTCATCGTCATACTCTCTTTCACACAAAGCGGAATACCTTTTATAAGACTCCCACATCTGCTCACCATTCTTTGGATATAGCTCATAGCCAACCTCTTCAAGTGTTTGAGGTAGCTCGGGAACTGTATCCGATGAATGATTGAGCCAACCAAGCTTCTTATATAGAATCCTATCCTTCCAAGCATCGGGGGAAGGGTAATGACTATCTGCGGTTGATACTAGCTTAATGTTTTGTTCCTGTGCAACCTTGATAATGTACTCATTAAGATCGTGTTGCTCGGGAATACCATTCCATTGTAACTCTGCATACCAATCATCGCCGAAGATCTCAAGCATTCTTTTCGAAGTGTAACGCATAGCGTCAAGAACTGCTTCGGGACCATTGTCCTTGTTTCTCCACATATCTCCTGCGTAAACACCGCCAAGACAAGCAGAACAAGCAATAATACCTTCTGAATGCTCTGAAAGCATATCATAGTCTACTCTGGGGAACCTATAAAAGTTACCTGGCTGGAAAGACTTTGATATAAGAGAAAAAATATTTTTCAAACCAATTTCGTTCTTGGCAAGCAAGATGAGGTGGTTCCGCCTCTTAAGGATATCCTCTGACTTCCTGGTTTCGTCTTCAATGACGGTCCCCTGGGAGCCTTCCTTTTCCTTCTTCTTTCGGCCCTTCTTCTCTGAGGAGATGCGGTCGTACTCTTCTTGCCAATCATCAATTGATGGAATAAAGTATGCCTCTACTCCATAGATTGGCTTAAAGTCTTTTCCGTCCTCATTCATCTTCTTTGCATGAAGGACTTGGTATGACAGTCCGTTAGCATTACCGTGGTCGGTTAGTGCCAGTGCTTTCATTCCATTGTCGTAAGCAAAGTCCATGTGCTCTTGGGGATAGCCAAGTGCATCAAAGGGAGAGCCGGCTACACTATGGGCGTGTAGTCCGACAAAGGGGATATCCTTTTTGCTCACAGTCCACACCCGTAGTCAAAATCGTATCCAATCTCGGTTTCCTGCTCAATGGCAGAGTTTTCGATATCAGCTTGTAGCCTTCTTGCTTCCTGGCGGATCTGAGAGCCAAGGCGGGTAACCCGACGTGCATATCGCATTCCTGGGCTTCTCCAGTATTCTCCGTTGAAGCACACGTTTCCTGCATTATAGCCGCATAGTCCTCGGTGGAGGGAGTTCCCTCGATATTGTGTAGCCCTTGAAATCCAACCAGCAAGTTGGCGGGCTCCAGTTCTAATGGACAGCCCTCCGTCCTCTCGAAGTTGACGGCAGGTAAGGCGAGGGTTTGTGAAGCGGGGAAGCACCTGGGTTAACCCGCAGGCACCTGAGTTTGTGTTCCTGGCTCGTACTGTCCAGTTGCTCTCTACAAATATAAGAGCGGCTAAAACAGTTGGGTCTAGTTCATTGGTAAGAGCAGCCTCTACAACCTCACCAGAATAACTGCAAGCTGTTTCAGCGTTAGGCAGTCCAAGCGAAAGCATCGCAGCACATAGCATGTGTGCAGTAATCATATTATTCTCCTTCTCTTCTTACTTTTCTTCGGCGTAAACAGCCAGGACATAATTCTCTTGAACCAGAGAATGCTCGTTGCCCTTTACATTAATATTAATAATCATATGTGATGGAACAATCGCAAGGTGCCCAACACAATTGTCTGTGTCCAGTGACTTACAGTCTGGAGCTAGAGCTAGAATCTTTACTAGCTTATGTTCGCTCTCGGTCTTAGGCGCAAAGCCTTCAGGGAGGAGAACTTCGGGTTGTTCCGTGTCTTCACCCTGAGAGGCTGCGTCTGAGACTAGCAAATGCCGATTGGCGGGAAGGATCACTTTGAACCCTTCATTTGAGTTCTGACAGTGGAATAGAAGTCCATTAGCTGCTCCATATCAACCTCACCCTTAAGCAAGCGATATGCTTTTACTGCCATGGAAATCTCTTCCTTGGAGAGCCAGCCGTTCTCGACATAGTTGCCCTTAAGAGCACGCTTCTGCTCCTTTAGTGGCTCCATTGCCTCTTCAATCGTATAGAGGCTCTTAACGTATCGTTCAATATGTTCTTCTTTACTAAATTCACTACTCATAAAAACTCCTTTGTGTTTTGAGTTATCCTTATAATACATCATTAAAAATGATTTGTCAACTATTATTAACTGTTTTTTTTATTTTACTTCACAAAGACCGCCGGCACAGGCAAGTTCACCTTGTAAGTCGGTATCATCCTGATCTTCGATAATCTTGGAAAGATTAACATTGGTAAGCGCCTTGAGTAGTGCTTCGTAAGTTTCCTTCGAGCAAGTCTCAAATGGTGCTTGTACATAGGTGTGATCTGAGAATGGTAGAACAGATAGTCCGTTATATACGTTTCGGTTCTCCCACATCCACTCGCCAACATCTTGCCACTCAGACTCTCTAATGCTGACTGTGGCTGAAACATTGTGAGTGTTCTGACCCTTACGATGTCCAGACTTGATCCACTCTTCAGAGATCTTCTTTACTCTCTTTAATAGGGAGAGTGCTGACTCGTCTCTTAAGATAGCCCCCTCTGGTGCCTTCTGTGGAACAGAAATAACTGCTGTGTCGTGGGGTCTGAAATACTCATCTTCAACAAGCTCTGGGTGGTAGATGGAAAGGTATGTATAGATTGCTTCATTCTTTCCAACACGCAAGCGGCGGATATAATAATCATCGTGCCATGCATGGATTCCTGAGCTTGTGCCAAGCGTTAGAGATGTTGTTCCGGCTGGCTTGACACAAGTTGTTCTTGCTGCTGGAGAGATTCCGATAAGGCTTGCGATTCGACGGTTCTCGTCCTTTACGCATCCTGCAACCTTGTCTAGATCGATTCCTTCTTGCAAGACTTTTCCAGATGCAATTCCGGTCATAGATACTCCGATAAGAGCATCCTTCTCTGTTGTCTTCTGCCATACGGCACGAAGATAATGGAAGTCTGTGTAACCAGCCTGAAGAGTGCCAATAAACGCTGCGGCTCGGGCTCGGGCTTCAAGATCTGCCTGGTCCTCTACATCGCTAGCGTTGATCTCTGTTAAATTACAGAACTGATATGGTCGGAGGGCAATCTCGCAACACGGATTTGTTCCCCAGTCTTTATCATTGCTGAAGTAAAACCCAGGCTCTCCAGAACCAGAAGCCTTAACACGGCCCCATAGCTCCTCAAAGAACTCCTTTGTTGCTCGATGGCGCAGAAGAACTACTGAGTTGTTTGCTCGTCCTCTCTGTGGGTTTGTCTCCCACCAGTTGCCTGACTTGGCTGCGATCATCTCTTCATCATCTGCGGAGAAGAGAGAAATGAGTGCGGACCTGCGGATTCCTCCGGCGAGAACGGCGTCGGCAATATAACACACAATATCGTGAACCTCAATCGGCTCAAGGCGGTCGCCGTCGTTCTTCTCTGCAAGCATACTTTCAAGCTTTACGATACACTCCTGTAGTGGGCGTGGACCGGGGGCTCTTCCGCCAGAAGTTACAAGGCGTGCGCCCTTGGGACGAATGTCACTGAAGTCGAACTTTAGCTTGGAGCCACCATAGAAGTAGCTCTTAAGAAGGTACTTTACGGCATCAGCCCAACCCTCAATAGAGTCAGAAACTAAGAAACGACGGTGACGCTTTGTAGAGGGCTTGCGGATCTCAGGAAGCTTTTCGACATGGTGTTTCTGGACGGAGAAGCCAACGCCTGTTCCGCCAAGGAGAAGAAACATTACTTCAGAGAATGCGTGCCAGTTATCAATCGGAAGATAGGCACAGTTGAAAACTCTGTTTGGTGCTACTTCAATTGGCTTACCTGCAAACTGCATTGAGCGCATAGATGGTAGAACCTTCTTGTCATAGACCATCTTGTAGACTTCATTAATCTCATCTTTCAATTGCGGGTACTTCTTAATATGCATATTTTTATTTCTAGTAACAAGTTCTCGCCATGTCTCTCGACGCTTCTTGCTTTCTAGATAACGTGCATACTTCATATACACGGTGATGTTTGATAAAATATCTACTGATAGGTCTTTCTTATTGCTCATTGCTTTACTTCTCCTTAGTCGTTTCTGAATGACTTATATTTTTCTTTTAATGAGATCTGTTGTTCTTTTGCTGTCTTCATGACAACGCTTCCAACAGTCAGTGGTGCCTGTGTTAGCACATCTATCTTTACATTACTTGTATCCATAAAAATTGGGTAAACTAGTCCGTCAGCACCGTTGCGATTCTTTGCTATAAAGATGCGGCCCTCGTTGTTGGTCTTGTCTTCAATTGTTCTGGAAATGGTAAATATGAAGTCGGCAACAAAACACTTATTGAAGGCTTCTGAAATCGACTCCATAGTAATAACTTCTGCGTTGAGCCCTGAGCGGTTGGTCTGTGAGGCTGTCCATACGGGACACTCGAACACTTGCGCTATGGCTCGTAGCTCTTCGTAAATAGACTCTAGTTCATTTCTCTTCTCTCTTAATGCAGAGACAGGGCGTAATAAATCGCCGTAGTCAACAATGATCATATCAACGTCAATGTTGCGTCGGCGGAGAGTCTCAAGATGTGTCTTGATAGTGTTTGTAGATGCAGTCTTAGTTGGGTATTCTTTTACAATTAGTTTACCGGGGACTTGGCTAACAATATCATAAACTTGTTCCTTGCTGGAAAAGACCTTGTTTAGCTTGATGCCTGTAATACAACTATCGTATCGAATGGCAACGACTGTATCTTGAAGCTCTAGTGTATAGTGTACGACCGTCTTTCCTGCTTTTACAGCTTGTGCTCCTAAGTGAACAAGAGCCATGGACTTACCTGCTCCGGTGGGAGCAACAACGACTCCAAGTTCACCATTGCCAAGTCCTCCACGACAGATGTCGTCTACTGTTTTCCATCCAGTGGTGACGGGGTTTCGAGCTTTAACTTGAAAGCGGCGTTCGAAGTCTACAAGGTAATCATATCCAAAGTTGTTGTCTGATCCTAAGCGGAGGGCTTCCTCCATAAGCTTGCTAATCTCTCCGTAGTTTGAGTTGTTGATTAGCCCGATGCTCTTGATCATTGCCTCTTTTAGTTTCTGACGCTTGCAGAAATCTAGGGAGACTTCCTTGATGTGATCTTTGCCCTCGACATCTTCTCCAGAGCGACACAGGTTAAAGAACTCTAGAATCTGAGTTGCTACTAGTTCGTTCTCATCTGACATTCCGTCCTTGATAAGAATCGACATCGAATCAATAGATGGGTGGGTGCCGTACTTAGTCTTGTACTCAAAGATCTTCTTGACGAAGACTTGTAGGTAGCGAAGGTCTAGGAACTTAATGTCTAGAACTTCACTGATCTGATCTGCGAATCCTCGGTCCTCTAAAATGAGGCGAGTGAGATTCTCTTGAAACTTTGCGCCATACCTTGAAAATCCAACTTGTTCTTCACTCATCGTCGCCCCCATAAGTATGGGAGATGTGATTAAACACCTGGAAAAGTGTGGTCCAATTTGTGGCACCGAAACCATCTTGGTGCATCATCTTCATTATCTGCGTCTTGTTAAAGTCGTGATAACAATCACGAATAGAAGAGGAAACCTTCATCTTGCTTTGGGCAGACATGGTTGGGGAATATAATTGCATCATTTTATAATTCAACTTTACTGTATCAATGTTCTCAGTGATGCTTTCATACACCTTGAGACTAGAGTCTATATTAGCACAATACTCCTCTAGTTGTTCAATAGTAACTGTATCCTCGTTAGCAAAAAATGGAAAACGCTTAGATACTGTTGCTAGTCCCACACCGGGGACTCCAGGTAGATTGTCCGATTTATCTCCAGCGATGGCACGGGCGAGTGCAAAGTTCTCTGGGTGGATGTTGTGCTTTTCTAGAATAGCCTTCTTGTTCAAAACTTCCTTTTGGATTGGCCTGAGAAGAACTGTGTTGTCATCACAAAGCTGAAAGAAGTCTTTGTCGCTTGATACGATAACCTTTTGCCAACCCTTAAACTCTGGGCAAGACCTAACAACATAAGAGATCACATCATCAGCCTCGATAGAAGGGAGCATTGTCTGAATCACTGGGGTGTGGTTAAGGTATTCAAACAGGCGGGTCTGTTGCCAGATCTTGTTTTCCATCTCCTCGTCCTCTGTCATGTTTCGAATAGCTCGGTTTAGGCGAATAGGCTTTCGACCTGCCTTATATTCTTTTACGACTTTGCGGCGCTTCTGTGATCCGTTTGGGCCATCCCAGCAGATTACTATTTTGTCAGGACTAGTTTCTCTTGCTAGCTTCTGTAGGATCTTAAAAAACCCAACGATGCCGCCGATGGGCTGTCCGTTAAGAGATAGTGCTGGATTGACGATATAGGCTCTGAAATACATATTCAAAGCGTCAATCACTAAAACTCTTTCTTGTTTACTCATAGTTTATAACTCCCTACTTCTTCGCCGCCTGCGGTATATACAACCTTCTTGACTCCAACATGCTGTAAAACATCGTGACACATTCGACAAGGTTGGCTCATCATTGGTTCACCTTTTCTGTTTATTCGAGCGACGTATAGAACTGAACCTTTTGTTTTAGACTTTGGAACCCCAAGAATTGATGCAACCTCTGCATGGTGTGTTGCTCGACCTTTGTCTGGGTGCCTGAACCTTGCGCCAAAGGAAGTTGTGTTCTGGTTGTTTGCTGCCAAGTTAATCACTGATCCGCCTTTAACAAGAACTGCTCCGTGTCGGTACACTGGAGAGTCTGAACATCTAGCGACCTTCATCGCAAGCTTCAAATATCTTTTATTCTTACCATTCATAAAAAAAGTCCTTGGGCTTGTTTTCTAATACTACAACAAAACCCAAGGACTGTCAACAGAAAAATGAAGTTTTATTCTTCTTCTTCTGTATCGTAGAAGTCCGCCGCATCACCTGTCATTTCGCTGAACTTTGTGATAACTTCCTCGTCCATTATCTGAGCAATACGGGCTTTGAACTTCTCATTACCCATCTTCTCCATCCAGCGACCGGCTTGGAACTTTTCAGTTGTTCCATCTTCATGTGTTAAAGTATACCAAGCACCTGACTGATCAATGTGCTTAGAGCCTTTGACAGCATCGAGCCAACTTTCTTCATCCTGAACTCCGACAGAATCACCCCACAAGATCTTAAAGTTACATAATCGACCGGCTGTGCCAAAACGTGACTTTTCAATCTTTGCCTTCACCTCTGAACCGATTCTGAATCCTTTGTCATTCAATACGAATGAAGCCTTGGACTTTCTTCCGGTCAGCCAGATTCTCAAGCTATAAGCATAGGCCATAGCTTTTCCGCCTGGAGTGAAGTATGGGGTCGTAAACTGCTCTGAAATGTTGCTTGTTATGTTAGTCTTAAGCTGATTCAAAACAAGTAACGTCGCTTCTGCGTTTGCGATTGGAACAGTAAGCTTAGACATACCCTTTGATAGAATACGAGGCTTGACTGCCATTGAACTAAGGGGGTTGAAGTCCCCCTCGATGTCGGTGTTGCTTGGGGTCAGTGCTAGACTGTCCCATATAAAAAGTACTCTGTTGGCATTGTGAGCAAGAATGTCCTCAATTGTCTCAAGAACAAACTCGACAGATGTAGCCTGAATATATAAAATAGTATTCGGATCACACCCTGCTGCTGCTAAGAAGTTAGAGTCAATGGCTGACTCTGAATCAAAGTAGACAACATCAATGCCCATCTGTTGAGCACTTGCGGCAACCTGTGCCGCCATAAAAGATTTACCAGTGGCTTCTAGTCCGGCGATCTCCGAAATCTTACCTACGGGGATACCGCCTCGACGACCCTTGCAAATAATGCTATCGAGCCAGCGAGAGCCGGTTGGAATAAATTCCTTGACATCAGTAGGATTCTCCTCGACCAAACTGTGTGCTACATTTTGACCGTGCTTTTTGTTAATCATCTTTCGCATATCTGCGATAGAAAGCTTTCCTGCTGAATCTTTGTCTCTATTCCGTCTTGCCATGTTGATAAATCTCCTATGAAAAAATGTAGGACACCTGTTTAGAAACTATTTACTATAGCTTCCACCCCGTGCCCAGCCTGCGGGTTATCTCCTTAACTGCCAAGGAGTTCAGAGAAAGCGTCTTCAACCGAGTTAGATGCATTGGTATTATTAGCGGGAGTTGAGTTATTATACTTGTGCGTCTCGGTAGATGCTGCCTCAGAAGTGGCATCGTCAGATAGGTATGCGTCAAGCATTGCCTGTACATCTGCTGTGCTCTTGCGCTCAAAAAGAGTGTTGAAATCAGGAGTAGTATCAACCAAATCTTGACACTGTTCATCCGTCATATCATCACAGAGCTTGGAGGTCTTCCGTGCTGGCATAAAGCTAGTCTGCGGGAAGCTTGCTCCTGGTGGCTTACCATAGGTAAGCTTGAGGTCGGTGCCCTCTAGAGGATCTGTGATGTCCCCGTACTCTGGGTTAAGGACAAGATTAAGAAGGCTCTCGTAAGCCATCTTGCCATAGCCCCAGGCACGAACACCGAGGTCTTCCTCTCCACGAACGAGAACTGGGCTGAAGAATCGCATACGAGGGAACAGGGACTTGGCCATGTTCTTTGACTCTTCAGAACCCTCGCTGTATAGAGAGGATGCAAAATTACAAACGGGACATTCATCACCGAAGTTCTTCTTTGGACAGAGGAACCCAGCATTGTTGCCAAGGTTGTAGTGGAAGTGATAGTTCTTAAATGGATCACCGTCCGGTGTTGGGACGATGCGGATCTGCTGTTCTCCATCCTGGGGTCGCCAGAAAGAAGACCTGCTCTTGGTGTTTCCACCGCCGTTGAGTGCTGCAAGCTTTGCTCGCATCTTTTGTAAATCAATAGCCATTATTATTTTTCTCCTAAAAGTTGTATTCTCTTTATATCATATAAGCTTAGTTTTGTTAAGCAAAATTTTACTGCTCGGTGGATGTTACATCTCCAATGACCGAGTTCCAGTTGAACACCCGAAAGGCATCCTTCTTAAGATCCCACACAAGCTCCAGTCCCTCTGGCAACTTCTTGGTGTGAGAGTTTTCTAGGATGGTAGCGAGACGGTCGCTTACCTGCGCCCAGTGCTCCTTGCGAACAAAAGTCATTGTTCGGGTTGTTCCATCCTTCTTGGTAAATGTTCCGTTATATACAATCATCTAAGCCTCCTCTAGCTTTATGTGATAGACTACAACAAAAGTGATCTTTTGTCAAGAACTATTTTTAAACTTTTTGGATCTCGGATGTGCCTACTACACAATAGGCAAAATCATCTTCATATTGTGTAGAGTGTACACGGTATGATGAGCTACAGTTTTCTTGTGTGTTGTCTTTGATCTGCTCTTTGATCTTGTTCAAGAGCTTGCCATCATTCTCTAGCGACTCTTGTGAGATTGCAAAGTAGAATATCTTCTCTTCTGGCTTGTTAAGATCATAGAGCATCTTTTCTTCATTTGCCTCTAGGTTCAAAACGCTGAGAGTTCTAATCCTGGCGAGCTTTCCAAAGCCGGACGATGTGTCTAGCACTGGTTTGGTGTTATTGAAGATATTTAACATGTGAAAGCTGCTTGAGATTAGATCGTTGATCTTATCATAGTAGTTGTTTATTGATAACTCTCCAATGAACTTTTCAGCGTCGGTATTACCAAATACATACAGGGCCTCAAAGACTCCTGAGCGGGCGTACTCTTGTAACACTCCGC